ACGCAGACTGCAACGCCTGCTTCTGAAGATCGTTGTTAACGTCAACACCAGAAGCTAACTGCTTGTTGATCGCATCCGTTAGGGACGCACCGCCTGCGGAAGCGTTCGCTGCGGCTTGGGTCAGGCTTTCTTGAAACTTCTTACCAGCATCACCGCCAACCTTCGCAGCTTCAGCCCGCGCTTTATCGCTCCACTCGTTGCCAAGAAGGTTATCAAGTCCCCCACCAAGCAAGTCACCGAAAAGAAGTTTGTTAGGTGAAGCGTCACCGCCAAGAGCGGCACCTATATCATCACCAGAAGGGAGCTTCGCTTTAAGGCCGGACAGGATTCGGTCAATCGTTTCGACCATCACCACCGCAGGCCGCAGCGCCGTAGCGATCCCCTCGAAAGCGGTAGCCAACTGGGGCAAAGTGACGTTCACCAAACGGTCAACAGACTCAACAAAGCCGCTCATCTTGTCGCCGAAGTCTACGTTGGAAAGATTGTCCCAACCGCTCTTGAAGAACGTAGTGGCAAGCCCACCCAACCTGGAAAGGGTGTCACCCAAAATAGTCATCGCGGTGTCCAACTGCGACACCCCGGTCACAGCATCCTTCGTGGTGATCTTGTCAACCCACTCCAAGAACGATTTACCGGTGCGGTTGAACGCATCAGCCAAACCAGGGAACTTGTTCGACAACTCCGAAACCAGTTGCAGAAGACCCGCAGTGAAATCCCTAGCACCTTCTTTGGCGCGGCCAAAAGCCGCACCGATGTTGTCGATGGTGTTCTCAATCTGGGACATACCCTGCGCGGAAGTCAAAGAGTCGCGGATACCTCCCGCGAAATCAGCCAAACCGTCAGCAACATTCGGCAGCGAACGGGTAAGCATGTCCGCGAAACCGCCCTTGAAGCTCTCCAAGATCGGGGTGAAGTTCTGCTCGAAGGTGTCACTCATCACCTTCTTGAGTTGTTCAAACTCCGGCTTCAGAACCTCGGCGGCTTTCTTTAAGCCGTCCATGCCCAAAGCGATAGCGGCAATAGGCACAAGAACCGCAGCAGCCGCAGCAGGAAGCGCAACCAAAGCGCCGGACACCAACGCCAACGCAGCCGGAATCAAAGCCAAAACAGCGACCAGGATTTTCCCGTTCTCACTCAACCGCGCAAAGGCCCTGATGCCGCCCGCAGCAGCGGAACCGATACTGTAAAAACCGTTAGCAACGCTCTTAGCCAGACCCCCGCCGACTACCGCAATCTCTCGGGTGAACCTATTGCGATCCCAGTCAATCTCAACCGGAAGACGAACAGGCCGGCCCTTAAAAGGGTCAGGGCCAAGTTCAATCAAAGGCCGTAAAGTGATTTCAAGTTTCTGCTGACCCAGCTTAGTGAAGAACTCCATGTTCTTAAACTTCGCAAAATCAGCATCAAACTTGCGTTTTTCTTCAGCAAGCTCCTTCCGGAAATCGGAAAGATCAAAAGGGTTCTTTGCTTGCGCTTTTATTTCTTTGGTAAGAAGGTTATTCTTGTAACCCATCTGCCGGGTATCACTGTAAAACTGCTCAATCTCCCGACGCAATTCAGCGAGCGTGTCCTGATCGGCCTTCGGATCAAGGAGCTTCAACTTCTCAAAGAACGCCTTCTCAGTGTCAACAAGTCCTTTGCGAAGACTCTCATTGTCCACCGTCAAAGGGATGTTAGCCTCGAACTCAGTCATCAAAGACTTAAACTTGTTCAAGTACCTGCGCCGGAAACGATCTAAGTTCGCCTTGAACTCTAACTCGTCATCGACACCCTTCTTGGCGTCCTCAACCTGCTTAGGGTCAAGCTGCTCAACCTTCGAGTCATACTTGATGGTGCCCTTCGGGGCGTTCTCAGCGGCCCGCTTAGCGTCAGCCTCAGCCTCAGTGGTGTCACCCTCAAACGGGATTTCACCCTCAAGCTCCCGCTCAATAGCCTCAAGTTTCGCCTTCAACTCACGACGAAACTCATCAGTGTCAGGAGAAACCCGAATATAAATCCGGCCAACCTCAGTACCCTCAGCCATAACCCTTCGCTCTCCTAGCAGCCGCCAACTTCGCCGCCGCAATAAACGCAAACGAACCCGGCCCAGTATTCTTCCGACGCACCGACCGATCAGGAATCGGAAACGGCTCCGGTGGCTTAGGCTTCTGCTTAGAATGAGCAGCCACATACGTCCACTGCAACGCCCTAACAGCATTAACAGTAGCCACGTCTATATACCTGCCGGCATCCCAACCACGAAACTCAGGGCCACCACGACGCTCCGCATTAAACCGCGAATCCATCGGCAAACCACGAATCAAAGACAACAAATACAAAGGACCCAAACCGGCCTCAGGGCGAAACAAATCCCTCAAATCAACCCTGTAATACTCCCGCAAATCAGCGGCAAGCCACTCACCGTACTCGTCTACGAGTTCGATGAGCCCTCTGAGTTTCCCACCTGAGTCGCTTCCATCCACACATTGAACAAACGGAGCGTCAACGCCAGATCGTCCTCGATCTTCTCAACCAGCTTCCGCGCTAACTTCTCGTTATCGGAAACCAGCGGAATGATCCTCAAAGCGATCTGAGCGGACTTCTCCGTAGCAGACAACGTACCCTCAACAGAGTCCTGCGCCGCAGTCATTTCATCCAGCAGACCGTAAACCTCATCCCGGTTCTTCTTCGGAACCCGCAGAAGGTTACGCAGGGTCAGGTTTTCGCCACCGACCTCGATCTGGAACGGTGCGAACTCCCGCTCAATCTCATCGCGCATCGAATCAAGTGTGAAGATGTTACCCATTTAGCGGACCTTTCATAAAAGTTTGTGGGCGGGCCTTTTGATTTGGCGGGGCTTAGGTGGGGAGGGGCTGGAAGGCCCGCCAAGACTCCAACCCCTCCCCGGTCTAACTAGCGGATCACGGGGTGAAAAGGTCCTCGTTGATCCACTCAAACACATTGCTGCTGCCGTACTTCAAGAACGTGGCACGCACCGGCAGCGAAGCGAACTCATCAGTCGCAAGGCTGATCGAATCATCACGCTTCACCGACGCCTTCGGCGCATAGAAACCGATCTTCGTATCACCATCGACAATGATGATGAGCAGCGCCTTCTCGACAGGTGCCGGCGTACCGCCCTTGACACCGAACACACCGGCCTGCTTCGCAGCGTCCTGACCGTAGTACAGAGTCAGGGAATCCATATCCCACTGCTGCAAGTAAATGGTCAGGTAATCCGAAATCGGCTTGGTGACAACCTCACGCAGATTCTCGTTCTGCCAGGTTCCACGAACCTCGGTGTCACCACCATCGAAGCCGAACTCCGGAAGATCATCGCGGGCTGTATGGCCCACGGTTGACCAACCATTAGGTGCCGCAAGCACATCAGCGGTGGCACCCGTAGCGGTCAGCACAATCGCCTGCCCGTGCAGGGCACCGATGAACGCCACCGTGAAACCGGGGTCAGCAACAGACTCACCGGACACCTTGACGTTGCCGGCACCCACGCTGGGGAGGGCTTCGAGCGCGGCCTGAACCTCAGCGGCACCCGACTCAGCCGGAAGCTCCGCAGTGACCTCAACAGCCCGTCCCTCAACCGCAACCGCCTTCGTGGAGGTTGAGGTCTTGGCGGTCTTCGAGGTAGGAACGTCGATATCAGCGGTTTCCGGTGCAACCACCGGATCAGTAACCGGGGTTACCTCACCCACCGACAAAGTGAACGGGACAGCCGTAGCCGACTTCACCGTGTATGACTGTGACCCAAACGCTTCGGGGTCAATCGCGGCCAACGCTGCCGGGGTGGGCCGGGGAGTACCCGGTGCCCCAACAAACACATAGCCGACAGCGGCAGTAACAACTGCCTTATCGTTCTGTGACATAACATGTCTCCTGGTTAGTTTTTAAGGGGGCGAACCCCAAGTTGAATCAGACCTTGGACCCGCCAGGAGTCCATGTAAAGGGACGAAAACTGGGTTGCCCCCATCGTTTCCGTAATGCTGTGCAAATACCCTGCACTGGTTAACTTCTGAAGCCTCACAGCCTCATACAGCGCCTCAAGCGCATCCTCGTACAACTGCTCAGTCTCAACCAACCCCTCAGTCCCATAAGAAGTTAGCTCGATAACTGGTAGTGACAACTCGTAGTAGCCGGGGTTCAGCCTTCGACCGCCGATACGTCTGACGTTCAACATCGGGAACGTCCGGTAGTCGATATCTTCAACCCAAGAACCCACCTTCACACCCGGCAGAGCTTGGCGAAGCAGCGGGAGGACAACAGCTTGTACCCGTGGTATTTTCGACACCTGGGCGTCCTCCTAATCTTCGTAAACCCGTTTACGTTTCTTGTACCGTTTGTTCTTGCGTTTACGCCGCTTCGTCGGCAACGGACCCCTTCTGGGGTTCGTGCCGGCCACCGTGTAGTTGATACGTGGCATCCCAGCAGCCCTAGTCAAAATGTAAAGACCATGCGGGGAACGAGTCTCAACGTCCGCGTACCTACCGTCAGGCCCAAACACACCCGAAGGTGCGTGGCCGAACTCGATAGCGAAAGCGTTCGGTGCCTGCAAATACACAAAACCGTCAACGTCGTCGTACTTCGCCGGCCCACCCATGATGCCGTACACATCAGTCAACCCGCCGGGGTCAGCGATCTTCACCCACGGGGTAGCTGCGCGGGCCATAGCCAGATTCGACCTAGCCTTACCCTCAACCTCACGGGTTTCAGATTTAATCTCCCGGCGAACCTCACGCTGCCTCGCAACAATCCCATTCAACTGCTTCTGCGAAACAGTCCACTCCATCAGTACCTCTTGATGGTGTAAACATGATGCGAAGTGCGAGGCGAGTTCGTGTAAATGTTCGGGTCACCAAACACAGCCCACCGAACACCCATCCACTCAATCTGGCCCTGAGCCCCCAACCGGCACTGCACCTTACGAGGAAAACGGAGATAATAAATCTTCTCACCCTCGAAGCCCTCGTTGTCCTGCTCAAGCCTACGAGCAGACGTGCCTGACTGGGATGCCGGCTGGATACGAACCTGCATCGGTATCCCCGTCTTCGACGGGCGGGTCTTCACGTTCCCGTCAGCGTCAGTAACAACTTCCTCCGGAAACACAACAATAGGTTGGTTGTACTTATCCAGAAGACTCATCACCACACCTGACGTGCCCAGTCGATAACCTTGTAGTGCTTCCACAAAGCCTCAACACCCCTGCGGGCGAACGGGTCGTACATATTTCGACCCAGCACAGGAACAGGTGTCAGCATGAACATGCCGCCCCGCGACACCCCCAGGATCGCCCACTCATCATCGGTGATACCTAAAACCCCGGTCGAAAGATCATCAGACAACGTGTAGGTGTAATCACCATCAGTTTCCGACTTGTAACCCTCAGGGTTACGGGCAAGCCGCAAAACCGAATCCGATTCAACCTGAACAACGTCCTCGACGTTGATCTGACCTGACGCAACTTGGTCTTCCAGATCGGGGATGCGCCGGCGAATCATTCGCTCAACATCCTCCAACCTGACACTGACCAGATTGGTTTCCTCGCCAGAAAGTTCCCGGCCCCAACGTGTAGCTACATCATCGGGGGTTGCATACGCCATAAGGAGTCCTTTCCAGACCTGAGGGGAGGGGAACCGAAGCCCCCCTCCCCGTCAGAATCACTTAGAGGCGGGGGCCTTAGCCTCAACCTTAATAGGGGTTGCGCCACCCGTGAGCTTAACAAAAGCCTCAGGATCATTAACCAATGCAGCAAACTCGGCCTCGACTCGAATTGCTACCATGTTCTGCTGCCAGAGCGACACAATTCCGGACCCATCCCCATTAACGGAAAGGTCAAGAGTTGCCTGGTCAGAGACGTCGTAGGAAAGACCGCCGATTTGTCCCCAAATAAGCTGGGAGAAATCGCCCATAAAGCCCAAAACGTCCCCGGCAGCAACGTGATCCGAAATGTAAGTCGGACGCCCGATAACCCGGCCCGAACGGAAAGGCGAGTTGATATCGGTGTAAGTAGCCTCAAGGAACAGCGGGCGCTCCGCAGCATCCTTCGACGCGTTCAGCACAGGCTCAGTCTTGGAGTCCAGCAGGGTGCCGGTCCACTTCTTACCATCTTCAAGAAGCTGAGTCAGACCACCATTCAGGGCGTCATAGGCGTTCGGCCCAAGAGCCTGAGTCTTAGTGGTGTCCGTCAGAGCAGTACCGAACGGGGAGTCGATCTTGTGCAGCACAGCCTGATCGAAACTCAGCGCAATCGCCTCAGCGACCTTGGCGCGCATCACCGAAAGGTAGTTAGCGGGGTTCGCCCGCACAACCTCAGACGAAGCAGCGAAAATGGTGGCGATCTTGAACGGCACCACGTCCTGCTTGGTCATGTCACCCTTGGTGACCGGCTTTTGCTCGGTTTCAGCAACCCACCGGGCGGTGACTTCACCAGTCCAGTGCGGGATACGAACGCCAGACGGTCCCATCGGGATTTTGCGGGCGATCTGCTGAACGATAGAAACCTTCGCAACCTCAGCGAAGTAATCCTGGGCCAGAACCGGGTCCAAGTACCCACTGAACATTGTGTCAGTGGTCTTAGCAACGGTATCCGGTGCGGGAGTGTGGA